TAACATTTGGTAAATTATTATTAGAGAGAAATTGTTTCCAAATAAAATGTAAATTTTTCCATTCGATCTTAAAATCATCAGAAGTTTTTTCAATATAATTATCAATAAATTTATCGACTAAACCATCCTGTGTAGTATTTTTTAATGTATAAACATAATTCGTAAGATCTTCATCTGATCTAGTATTAATAAAATTATCAGAATTTTGATGCCTATTGGAATAATGTGCAGCTACACATAATAGATTTAATCCGATTTTTTTAAGTAAATCTCTCCAATATTCATTTGAAAAATTCTCATTGATTTTAATTAACCTACAATTATTGAACGAATGATTCTCATGATACTTAGTGACAAATTTAAAGGCAATGTTTCCATTACCAATAGATGACATAGCAACAGAGTCTAGTTCATCTAAAAATTGTCGCATTTTAGGACTAACAATAAATGTGATATCTGAATTTTTTTTAAGAATATTATCGCCTATTATAGTTAGAAAATATTTGGCAGTATTTTTAGATAAGAAAAATGTCGGATATAATGCATTTAAAATATTTTGAATAGTATCTGTTTCTGGTGTAGATGTAAATAAATTTCTTTCTTTAATTTGTTTAATAATGTTAGCTTTAGTTTTATGTTTCCATTGTAAAAGTATTCTATCTTTGGAAATAGTAGAGAGAAGTTTATGAATAATTTCATCTTCTTTTACAATAAAATAATCCTTACCATTATATTCATAATAAAAGCTATTATTAGATAAATAATAATAATTATTTTTACTAAGAAAAACTTGGATAAAAATTTGCTGTTCTTCTGAGAGATATGTGTTAAGATTTTGTCTTTTTTCATGATTTTTAGATTCATTTTGAAGTGTATTAGGTAAATAAACATGTACATGATTATAAATTCTTTGCAACATATAATCGTTATCTTTATATTTTTCATAGAGTTTTTCAACTGTACTTAGACAATCAGTTCGTTTAGGTTCTGACATTGTAATTAGTAATTAAATTGTTTTTAATATACTTTAAATTAATAACAATTTAAATAAAATATAACTATTTAATAAATTAATTTCTATAATAAAAATTAATAAACTTATATTGGTATAGTATATGAAAATTAATTTAAGATATTTACCAAAACGTCTAACACGTAAAGATAGAAAAAGTCAATCTAAAGAGCTTATGAAATCTCGTGATCTTTATAAAAGAGGTATATATCATTCAAGACCAAAAGTAAAATCTTTTAAATCAAAAAAATCTCACTTCATTAGTGAAGCAGAAAAATTATATCACGTAAATAAAATTGGTGCTACAGATGAATTAGCTAAAGCTACAAGATGTAAAAAGGAAGCTTTAGCAAAAATAATAAATAAAGGTGCTGGAGCATATTATTCATCTGGATCAAGACCAAATCAAACTGCTCAATCATGGGGTATTGCACGTTTAGCAAGTGCAATTACATCGGGTAAAGCCGCAGCTGTAGATTATAATATTTTAGAAAATGGCTGTAAACCAAATTCAAAGGCATTAACTTTAGCAAAAAGAGCTAGAGCAAAGCATGGACATGGAACAAGAAAAGTCCCAAAAGTTAAAATATAATTAAATATTTAATTGCGTTAAATATTTAAACACATAAGTATTTAAAGATTTTAAATATAAATTTACTATAATGACCACATTTTCAAATAAGAACCAAGTTACTGCATCCACTGAAGGAAATGTTTTAACAATTAAAACAGTACAAATTGCTCCATTTAGAACATTAATGACAGCATTAAAAGATATTTTATTAGAAACAAATATTACATTTGAACCAGATGGAATGAGAATTATTAATATGGATAAATCTCATACTATTTTAGTTCATTTATTTTTAGCTGCCAATAACTTTGAATTTTATGAATGTAAAAAAGATAAAATAATTATTGGTGTTAATATGTTTCATTTATTTAAATTAATTAATACAATTGAAAATGATGAAACATTAACTATTTATATTGAAAATTCTGACTATGTCGATGGAATAGTTTCATATCTAACATTAAAATATGAAAATGGTGAAATCAAACAATGTAAGACTCAAAAACTTAGATTAATTGAACCTGATCCTGAAGAATTACAATATCCAGATGTAACTTTTTCATCTATAATTAATTTACCTTCAGCTGATTTTCAAAAAATTATTCGTGATTTATCGTGTATTTCAGAAAAATTAGAGATTAAATCAGTTGGAAATGAATTAATTTTTAAATGTTCTGGACAATTTGCTTCTGCTGAAATTCATCGAGCAGAATCTGATGGATCAATGTCCTTTACATTAAAGCAAGACTCATCTAAAATTATTCAAGGCGAATTCTCTCTAAAAAATTTAGGATATTTTATTAAATGTACTAATTTATGTCAACAAATTGAAGTCTATCTTGAAAATGATTTACCTCTAGTTGTTAAATATAATGTTGCCAGTTTGGGTGAGATAAAATTGTGTTTGGCGCAGTTACCCTCGGCATAGTTTGGACCCCCCTAATTTTATTATATATTTGTAAAAGATAAAGAATGTTTACTACAAATAATTAATATATAAATAATAATTTATAATTATTATATATAATGTCAAGAATTTACCAAAATTATCCACAATATTTAGGTGCACAAAAATGTTGTGATTTAAGAGGCCAAGGCCCTCAAGGTCCAGTTGGTCCTCAAGGTCCAGGTGCTATAGGTCAAAGAGGATTTACAGGACCACAAGGTGATAGTTTTACGGGTCCTACAGGAAGAGGATGTAGAGGGCCAACAGGAGATATAGGACCACAAGGACCAACAGGAGATATAGGACCACAAGGACCAACAGGAGATATAGGACCACAAGGACCAACAGGACCACAAGGACCAACTGGTCCATCGCAATGGAATTATAATACATACACAATTGTAAAACCAACTGGTCCTACAGAATTTTCAGCAATTGGATACACAGGAAATATAGCAATATTTGGTGATTTAAATGTTACTGGGGTAATTGATACAACTACTATGTATTTAACAAATAATAATAATAATAATGTTATTACTCTTGATTCATCTTCTAATATAATTAAATTATATGATAGTATATATAGTTATACTGGTGGTATTTATTATGATATTTCGGGTAATTTTGTAATAAATAATACATCAAATATTAAAATTGAACCTTCAAGTACTATGATAATAGCTGGAAATTTATCAAGAGGGGCTCCTGTTACAAAAACTACAGCCTCAGCCTCTATTAATGATAATGAAAATTGGATAATATGTGATCTTGGTTCTCCTAGTATTCCAAATTTTATTACAATTAATTTACCTTCTGCTAATTTATATGTTGGACGTGAAATAATGTTTAAAAATATTAATACTGGTGTCGTTAATTCTAATAATTCAAATGTAGTTCCATTAATTGGAGGAGCTCCAGGAACAAATATTTTACCTGGAACACCTGGGTCAACTGCTACATTAGTTAGTGATGGAATTAATTGGATTATAATGCAATAAATATATTTTTTTATTCAAAATTATTTAATATTGGTATTTTATCTATATCAATTTTAATTAACATTGGTTCTCTATCCATTTGTGATATCCAGAATAAATATTGATTAATATATTTTGTAAAACCTATACAAAATTCAATTGGTTTATAACCAAATTTAAAAGGATTACTATATTTTATTGGTAATAATGTTATTTTATCAATTATAACAATTGAATGAAAATAAATTGGTGGACTATTAGGAATACTATAATGCACTAATCCTATTAAGGTAGTATCATCATTTTCAATAAAAGGTGTAGAACCACGAAATTTATTTATCAATTGATTATTAAATTGTTTCTCAACTGATATCTCAAAGTTATTATTATCATAATTTATAAAACCTATTTGAAAAGGAGACCATTTATATATATAAAATTGTTTATCAAAACTATTATTAAATTGAATTGGAACCCAATTTTTTTCACATCTAGACTCCCACATCATATTTACAATTAAACAATCAGAACATTTTAAATTTTCATAATCATAATTTCCAATAATAATTTTATTTTTACATTCAGGAATATAATTAATATTAGAAGCTATAAATTTAATTTTATTATTAGAATTATACAATCTAATATCTTCTAATCCAATTGAAAAAGCTGTTTTATTATTAATTAGATTATTTTCATCAACCCATATAATATTAAAATTAATTGGTTTAAAATGATCATCAAGCTCAGATACAATATTAATTGTTCTTATTTGTCTCATATCATTATAAAAATCACATTCCCAATTATCTCTATAGTAATAATTTACATATCTCGTATTAAGTATATGTTTTTTACTGATGACATCATATATATATGATGCTGATGACGGAAAAAAATTATCATTTGATTCAATTTTTGGATAATTATACATAATTATTTCATTTGCTAATTCTTTAATTTGAAATGTATATACATATTGTGGAATATTTATTATAGAATCATTATGATCACCTTCATACCATATAGGATTAAAATTTTTATTAGCTTCTAACCATGCCCAATAATTTACCTCCCATACAAGTGTATTTGTTTCTGTTAAAAATTCAACAAAATTATTTATACATAAGTCATAAAAATTAATTAGACTTTGTTTATCACCAATAAAAAAACCACCACAAAATCTCCAAGCAACACTATTTTTTATTATATTAATATCATTTATTTTAAAATTCCAACAACCAGGCATTGTTAAAAAATAATTAATAAAATTATAATTAGATATTTTTTTTATTTTATCAATTGTTTTATCAAGATCTTTAAAAATATAAGGTAAACTAAAATCAAACCAACAAAAATATTTAGTTAAAAAAGGATTTATATCAATTGCTCTTTTAATAAATTCAGGTTTAGAATGCATAAGATACATATAATTTACTTTGTCTTTAATATGACTTCTTCTTTCAGGAAGATTACATAATTCATTAAATACTGATCCCATTACAGAAATTTCAAGATCATTTATTGAAAATATTCCAGTTAATTTAATGTTTGGATATTTTTCACAAATATCTTCAAATATTTCTTTAAATTCAGGACTCGTAAAAATACAAATATTTATTCCTGTATCAGCTATTTTTAAAAAAAATTCTAAACGTTTTTCAAATGTTTTTGTCATGTCATAATCATCTTCGTATATTTTTAAATATGATGTAACAAAAGTAACATTATTATTCATATATGAAATAATAATATTATATTTAAATAATATTACTCAAAATTATTAAGTATATTTTAATAGAGAATCAATATAGTTTTTATCATAAATTCCAATTCTAGTTGTTCTATCCCAATTACTATAATTAATAAGAACTCTTGTGTCTTCAACTACAATACTAAGACAATATTCAATTGGATCTCCTTCAAATTTAAAAGGTGCTGAATATCTTAATAAATTCATATTTGAATCAAATACTGAAATAATATGATAATAATGTCTAGGAGTTTCATAAGATACAATATGACATATAAACCAAATTTGAGTCTCTTTAATATCAATAACAATATTGCCATTTTTATTTTCTCCAATTTTTTTAGTATAATTAAAACCACATGTAGATCCTCTAACTCGAGAGAAAATCTTTGGTGTTTTTTTAACTGAAGTAATATTTAATATATTGTCATATAGTTTTCCTATTCTCATAGGATACCAATCATAAATTATATGAATATCATTATCATAATCAACATAAACCCAATTTTTTTCACAAATAGTATTATTAAAATTTTGTTTTAATTCATTACCATTAAATTTTTTATTGTCAATATCATATTCACCAGATACAATACCTAATTTACAATCAGAATGATAACCAGTTCCAATATATAAAAGTTTATCGGTATAATTATTATAAAAAATTTTAATATCTTCTACACCAATATATAACCTATTATCAAAAACAAGATCCATCCATATTTCATTTTTAATATTAAAATCTGAATCAAACTCAATATATTTATTGATAGATATAATATGTTTTTCACAATTTTTATAAATACCGTTGCTTTCAATATAATAATTTACATATCTAATATTTAATCTATATCCATGAGATTGTTTAATTAAACAACTAGATGATGATATGAATTTAATTTGTTCACCATTAATATTAGTTGTAAAATCATTATCAATTACTAATTTAGTTTGAGCTTTAAGTATATCCTTATAAAATTTCATATTTGATAATAAACAATTAATCTCATTTTCATCATTACTATTATTGAAAACAATAACTGATTCGTCATTTATATTTTTATTGTCTAAATATAAAGCAAAAATAGTATATTCAAAATATATTTTATATGTATATACATCATTAAACAAGAACAAATAATGATCACGATTTTGATTTTTATTTAAAACTTCTTTTGCAATATTATAAAACCATTTACACAATTTATGATTTGAATTATTACGATAATAATGAATAATTTCATAAATAGCTTCTAAACGATCAGGATAATAATCATATCCTTTTAACCAATAAAATAAAGCATCTCCTATTTTACCCATGTGTTTATAACATAACCCAATTCTATAATAACTATACCAAACTTCTTCATTCCATCCACCAAAATTAATACGTTTTAGATAGGGATTAATTGCTTCTCCAAAACGACCTAAATCATGATAACTATTTCCAAGATAAAAGTAATAACGAGCATTTTGTGGTTCATCTTTAATTCCATCGAGAAGTAATTCAATATCTCTATGAAATTTATTTGCTTTGCTACCACCATCACCAATATCAATAATAAATATAGTATCTTTTTCAAAACATGCTATTTTATTATTTGAAGGAGTATCTATATATTCATGAGTAACACCAACATATTTATATAGTCCATTATTTTTAACTATTCTCATATTTTGATAATAAAATGAATCATTTCCTTGAAGTATGCTAAAACTATCAGCATTTAATAAAAGTTTTTTATCAAAATTACCCACTTTAAGTATCATATCAGCGTCAAGTAATAAAACATAATCGGAAAGACCAACACAAGATTGTAAAGCAAAATTACGATTATGACAAAAATTTTTAAATGGTTCAAATACGATTTTTCCAGGAATATTTTTTTCTTTAAAATAATTTTCAATTATTTGAACAGTATCATCAGTCGATCCAGTATCACAAATACAGTAGCTATTAATAATAGAAATAACTGAATCAAATAATCTTTTAATAATTTTGCTTTCATTTTTAACTATCATATTTAAACATAATGTTGGTTTTGATTTTTCACTTAATAAAATCTCCATTTAAATACATTTATTTATATAATATATTTAAATTAAAATATATTATATAAATATAAAATGGCTTTTACAAGATTTAAATATGATGATTGCAGAACAAAAAAAGCATTACAGCAAGCAACAGATCCAGGTAGATGGATTTTAAATGTTCCAGGTAATGGAAATAAACCTTGTTATATGGAAGATCCGCAAATTATTCCACAAAAATGGGGAGCAAATTTAAGAACAAATACTATAAATTTAGAAAGTGATTTAAGAGGTGTTAATAGATATTTAAGTAAAGACTGTTTAGGAAAAGACGAATACCAAAAATATAACGTGTCTAACAATGCAATTGAATATCCAACATGTTCAAATTTAACGACAGAACAATCTAGAGCTACAAATCCAGCATGGTGGTATAGAGATTTAGAACAAACAGATTGGTATTATCCTCCATTAAATCCGCAAGTTAATACTTGTCTACCTTTTCAAAATAATTTAAGTACAAGAATTTTAGAAAAAGATTACTTCACACCAAAGAGGGATTGTGTAATGAATGAAACAAAAAATATGTTGCCAACAAGTTATAGTCTAATTAGAGGAAATTATGTAGGTGGACCTGTAAATTGTATCCAAACAAATTCATGTCAAAGTATTTAATTAAATTAAATGTATTATTTAGATTATTATATATGAATTAAAATATAATACTCTATATATATAAATATGGAAATAGCAGTCCCATTAATAGCATTAGGCGGTATGTATATAATATCAAACCAAAAAAATGATGATTGTACTAAAAAAGAAATAAGAAAAAATAGTCAAGAAAATTTCGTTAATATGGGAATAAAAACAAATTTAGCTACAAAACAAAGTGAACAATTTGGAAATTATTTGCCAAATACTAATATCCCACCACAAAATTTTCCAGTTTTAAATATAAATCAACTTGTAGATACTGTTGAAAATTATCCCAATCCAAATATCGCAACTGATAAATATTTTAATCAAAATTTGTATGAACAAAAAGAGAGACAAGGAATTTCTGTTGGAAAAAATCCACAAGAAATTTTCTCTCTAACTGGAAATTATTTGGACTCTGCTCAATTTAAACATAATAATATGATTCCTTTTAATGGTGGAAAAGTAAAAGGACATCCACGTGATATTGATATAGCCGAAACACTTTTAGATAATATGGTTGGTTCTGGTTCTCAAACTATAAAAAAAATAGAGCAAGCACCTTTATTCAAGCCTGAAGAAAATATGCAATGGGCTTATGGTATGCCAAATCAAAGTGATTTTTATCAATCACGTGTTAATCCTGGTATGAAAAATAATAATGTTAAACCATTTGATACTGTTATGGTTGGACCAGGTCTAGATAAAGGATATGGAATTGATGGGTCAAATGGTTATAATGCTGGAATGGAAGCAAGAGATAAATGGTTGCCTAAAACAGTTGATCAATTAAGAGTTGATACAAATCCAAAATTAGAATATGAGTTATTAGGACATGAAGGACCAGCAGACTCATTTATTAAAACAGCCGCTACAACACAGATGCTAGGTCGTGTTGAAAAACAAAGACCAGATACTTTTTTTATAAATACTCAAGATCGTTGGTTAACAACTACAGGAGCATCAAAAGGAGAAACATTAAGATCTATCCAAGAAATGGGTATTATTAGACGTAATGATATTCCTGTAGATTATATGGGTCCCGCTGGAGCTGTAGATCTTCAAGCTGCTACAGCTCCTCAAAATTTCGAACCATCTAAACGTCATGAAGCATTTACTTGCGGTGTAAATCATTCACGTGCTGTTGGTAAAGGACCTTCGACTGATGGTGATAATTTTTTACGAAGTCATACTAATTATGAAAATCATCGTTCTACAGTAAAACAACCTGATACAATTAGAAGTGGTTTTGGTGGAGCTATAGGAGCTGTTATTGCACCTTTAATGGATATATTAAGACCTACTAGAAAAGATGAAACAATTAATAATGTTAGAGTTTATGGAGATGCTGGAACATCATCTATGTTAAAAGGACCCGTTTTTAATCCACAAGATACTACTCCTACAACAATTAAAGAAACTACATTACATAGTCTTAATTTTAATATTAATAATCAAAAAGAAAGTTTATATGTTAATAATTATACTTCTCCTGATTTAACACAAAGAGATACTACAAGTTGCGAATATTATACTTCTGCTGGAGGTTATGCAACTGGTTATGGTGATATGAATTATGATGCAGCATACAGACAACATAATAATGATATTAAATCACAGACAATCTATAACCGTACTAATCAAGGAGGAACTCAAATTTTTAATCAACAAATGAATATACACTGCAAAGATGATTGTGATAGATTTTCTGGAAGAGTAAATCCAGCATTTTCAAGATTAAGTTCTTTACCACCTTCTGTTCAAACATATGGTGCTATTCACACACCTCAATATTATAATGAGTGTGCTGGATGTGACAGAATTAATCCAGATATTTTGACAGCATTTAAAAATAATCCATATACTCACAGTTTGACTAACTCTGTTTAATAATATTTTTATAAAAAAAATTGATTTATAAAAATGATATAAAATATAAATAATATAATTACACATAATGCAAAATATGACTAAGTTTCCTAAAAACGCAAAAAGTTTTGTTTCTGCCTATAATAAAAATTATAAGTTAATCGATATTTTCAACTTAATTGGTAAGCCAAGACCATTTGATGTTACTCTTAGAGATGGTTTACAAGCATTAAATAAAAATTTACAAAAATCTTTTACTACAGATAAAAAAATAGAAATTTATAATAACATAATGTTAAATCATTACCCAAAAAATATTGAAATTGGTTCATGTGTAAATCAAAAGGTTTTACCTATTTTTAAGGACACAGAATATTTATTTAATTATGTTAATCAAAATAAAATAAATGGATTAGTAAATAATTATATATTGGTTCCTAATTTTAGTCAATTACAAAATGCTTTAAAATTTGGCGTAAAAAATTTTTCATTAATAACTTCTATTTCGGATGACTTTCAAATGAAAAATACTAAAATGACTATTAAAGAAAATGAAGAAAATATAGATATGATGTTACGATATATAGATGATTATCAAACTATAAGAATTGATGAAGAAACTGGAAATATCTGGAATGATTACACTAAAAATAATATTAAATTATATGTTTCTTGTATAAACGAATGTCCTATTAAAGGAAAAATAGATAATTCTATAGTAGTAGATAAATTGGAACGATTAAGTAAATTAAATGTAAATAAAATTTGTCTATCAGATACATGTGGATCGTTGGAGTCAGAAGATTTTGTATATATACTTAGAAAATGTAGGATTAGAGGAATTGATATTACAAAATTTTCATTACATCTTCATATAAAACCAGGAAGGGAATATATTGCGCAAGAATTATTCTTTATTGCTTTGGACAATAGAATTAATGAATTTGATGTATCAGAATTATCTACTGGAGGTTGTTCAGTTACTATGGACGAAAATAAGATCGCACCAAATATGAATTATGAACAATATTATAGATTTTTAATGAACTACTTAGTTACACGTTCAAAAGATAAATATTTAAATTAATACGTTATATTTAAATATAAAAACACCGTATAAATTATAGTAACTTTAAATGCAATTAAATATACATCAAACTATAATAGAAAAATTAAATTACTTTCATGAGATACATAAAATACCAAATATTATTTTTCATGGTCCAACTGGAAGTGGTAAGAGAACAATTATAAACAATTTTATAAATAAAATTTATGAAAATGATAGAGAACAAATAAAATTATTTGTAATGTATGTTAATTGTTCACATGGTAAAGGTATAAAATTTATAAGAGATGAATTAAAATTTTTTGCCAAGACACATATAAATTCAAATGGTGGCAATAATTTTAAAAGTATAGTATTATTAAATGCTGATAAATTAACAATGGATGCTCAATCAGCGTTACGTAGATGTATTGAATTATTTAGTCATAATACTAGATTTTTTATTGTTGCTGAAGATAAATATAGTCTAATGAAACCTATAATATCCAGATTTTGTGAAATATATGTTCCAGAACCACAAATAAATGGTGAAATAATAAATCTTTATAAATATAATTTAAATGAGGTATTTAAAATGAAAGACATAAAGTCTCAAAGAATAGATTCACTTAAAAAAGAAATTTTAAAATCAGTTAATAAAAAAATAACAATTGAAGATTTAATGTCATTATGCACAAAAATTTATGAAAAAGGTTATAGTGCTTTGGATATTTTAACTTTATTAGAAAATAATAAATTTTTAGAATCATCTATAACAATATATAAAAGATATGAATTATTAATATGTTTTAATCGCGTAAGGAGAGAATTTAGAAATGAAAAATTATTAATTTTATTTATTTTAAATTTTATTTTTTTAAGTTCAGAATTATGTTTAGAAAATATAAGTTTTATGTAAATGGATGACTTTAATGTTAGTGCACTTCATGAGTCTAAAAATGAATGGGGATCAAGATTAGTTACTTTATTAACTCCATTAATTATTGACGGTTACAAATCAATACTTGAAGAATCTATTAAACTTTGTAAAGACAATAATGAAATGGAAAAATATTTAATGACATTTCAAAATTTAATATCTAGAATACCAAAATGGAATCAACAAATTGTAGAGAATGAGAGAAAAAGAATTTGTGAAAAATCTGGATGTAATTATTTAGAAGATTTAGTAACATGTGTACATATCATTCAATTAAAAATTTTAACAGCAATGAGAGTAGGACAAAAACAAAAGAAAATTGATATTAATGTTCCAAAGTTAGATGATTTTATTCATAAAATTTATATAAATGTTGCAAGAAAAGTATATAAAAATGTATATTTATTCCAAACAGGAATTGAGCCATTACAAATACAAAAAAATTTCAGAGAATTAGAAATAATAGTTCAAGAATGTATTTTAAATACTCTTAGAGAGAGTATACCTGTTGAAGCAATATTAAAAGCTTATATGGACGAATCGGTTGAAGAAGATGTTATTGAAGAAATAAAAGAAGAAGTTACACATGAACCAATACATGCCCATATTGAAGAGCCTCCACAAAAAAATAACGGTATTAGTTTTAATGATATTGATTATGTAAAAACAGAAAATGGTGTTGCTCAAATAAATGCCCCAAAAAACATAAATAGATTAGAAGAGATAAGCACAATAAGAAATGAACAAAGAAAAAAAGAATTAGAAGATGATGACGATAATGTAAAATTGACAATTTCTGATCAAGATTTTAAATTAGATAATTTAGATATTCACAATATTGAAGAACCAAAATTAGATTTATTGCCAGATTTATTGATCGATGAAATTGAAATTTTAGATTAATTGCGTAAAATTAAAAATAAGATTGTTCTTGGATAGTTTAATAGTAAATGACAAGCATTTTTGTAACAGCTGCTATCATTTCAATAACATTTTTAGTGGCAAAATTTATTGAAATGAGATTTATTGAAAAAGAAAGCAAACCATTAAAGGAATTAATAAGAGATGCACTTGTTGTGTATTTTAGTGTATTAATAGCTAATTTTGTAATGGACCAAATTAATCCAATAATGAATGGAGGTAATCGAGTATCTGTTACACCTGTTTTTATTGATAATCCAACCTTTTAATATTCTTTTAATTAATAATTAAATAATTTAAAGAATTATCTACCAGTCCATACTTTAACTATAGCTCTTGGTATAGTGCCTTTTTTTAAGTTCACCATATACTCATCATATGAATATCCCCAAGTTTGATATTTCATTATATTACCCAATAATGATTTTTTTACCAATAAATTTCTTGATTCTGTGCAAAATATACAACCAAATATTCTCTCCAAACAACATCTATCACTTCTACAATTTACTGTGAAAATTAGATTTGTTATACCATATTTTTCTTCTATTTTTTCAAGAAATTTTAAATTTATATATGATTGAACACCAAAACAACCATGCCACTTATCAGTATCCATTCCTATAACAATATTATTTTTTACAAGTTTATTTTCTAATATCATCGAATTTCTTAACTTTCTAACAATTCTTAATGTATTATCAATATTCTCTTTATCTGAATTAAAAAACCACAATGGCAATACATTTATCCCATTTAATTTTTCAAAATTAATTCTTTTATGAATAAAAATACTGTCATGTATTATTATTGCATTATGAAAAAATTTATATTTTAAATAATAATAATAAGGTAAAAGTTCTCCTCTTTTTGGAAATTCTGATTGAATTATTTCCAAATTTTTATAATCATATTCTTTACTTACATAATCATAATTACTATTATCATCAATAATTACAATTTTTCTAAACGGATAAAATGTTCTAATTAATTTAACACATTGGTTCCAATATTTATTTGTTTTAACTGAATTAACATGTCTTGTAATAATGAATCCAAAACTATCCATAATATATATATAAATATATTCTATTATTGATAAAACAAAAAAATAATTCTAAATATGTGATGGAATTTTATCTATATCTATTAAATCTGATGAAATTTCTCCCTTAAAATTTCTATATGCATCAAATTCTGGCCTTTCTAATTGAGCTTGTGGTGTATGATTATGAACACATCTTGCAATCATTTTATATAATTTAAAATCTGGATATCTCTCTACACCATTATTTTTATAAAGCATATTTAATCCTTTATCATCTAAACACCATTCGAAAATCAATTTTTTTATAGGATCTTTAATTTTACTTAAATCTTTCATTTCTTCAAAATCATCAATTAGGTAATCAAAAATTGAACAAGCTAATCTACATAAATCAAAACTATAATTTGGTTCTAATCTAGGTTTTTTATCATTAAAATAAGGTTCCGTATTATATTGAGTAGCAGCATCTCCACCAGTTTGAAAACTATCACTACAAAATACCTTTCCATCAAACCTAAAAATACTTCTTCCAAAATCTATAATTTTAAATATACGTCCAAAAGTTGGTACTTTATAATATCTTTTCTTATAACAATAATATAAGAATTTTTTATCGGTTTGATTATACATGACATTATTTGTGTGTAAATCATTATGTGTAAAATTAAAAGCCTTTTGATAAGTTATTAAAATCATTATAATTTGCATAAATGCTGAATACCATTCTTGTTCTGTTAATTCATTATTTAATATTAAATCGTCAAATGTATTTTCACAATATTCCATAGCAATAACTTGTACAGGAAATTTTGGTATTGAAACATATATTTTCTCTTCTTCTTCATCACATTCTTCATCATATTCATCATATTCATCAGATTCATCATTTTGTAATTTGTCGCTATTAATATCTTTTTCTTGAGAACCCGATTCAAATACTTCATTTTCTTCATTCTTACAATCATCACAATCATCCAAGTCTTCATCATTTGTATGTGATGAACGAGATGAACATGTTGAGTTTGATTTAAGTGTAACTTGATTTCCTATTGGTAAAGATAAATTTGTAATATCAACTAAATCCATTGACATTTCTTTTAAATCATTTAAATCAATTGTATCATTATTTTCTTCAAAAATATTATCAAATATTTCATTATCAACTGACTTTAGAGATTTTAAACTAATATTATTACCAATTGTTATCGGTTTTAACTTACATTGTTCTTGTCGAAATAAATGATCATAGTCATCAATTTTAAATAACATATTTTTATTTTTATTAAAAAAATCAGAATTATTTAGATAATCGATGTCATCAAATACATTTATTTTAAAATCATTTTTAATAGCTAAGAAGGAACCATAATATTCTAAACCATGTATAAATTTAAATGTATTACGTAGCTGACTTGATAAAAATAAAAATAATCCATCAACATATGCTGAATTATTTAAATCCATAATTTTTGAATTACATTCATCATTATTAGAATCTAATTTTGGAAGATTAAATAATTTTGAATTTGATACATCATATTTTCCAATCATATATTTATAAGGGTCAAGCAAAGGCGCCATTTTAAAGAAAACTTCTTTATCTTTAACTTTATTAGTATCTGTATTTTTAATTCTACACATAAAAAGATTATTATTATCTTGTATTTTACTTTCTGGAGTAATATTTGAAATAAACCATTTATTATTTAAATTAATACTATTGTAGTTTGTATCATTTAAATTAAAAAACCTTGTGTAAATTGGTATAAAATTTTGAGTTTTAGATAGAAAAAGTGAATTTGGTTCACTGAAATTCTTAAAAAGATCTGAATTTTTCCTTTTCTGATAATTAATTGTTATCATCTTTAGTCAATTAAAATATAAATTAAATATGTTTTTAACTAATTATTTCAATAATATAATTAAATCTTTCTAAAAGCTTCTTAACACTTCTTTTTTATTCGTTTAGTTTAGGAAAATTAATAAATTAATAGCGTTTAAATCTTATTAAAAATTCTTTTTTAAATATTATAATAATGAGTCTAGAACTTAAGAAATTTGATATGAAAAGTATTCAATTCAAGCCTAATGAAAATAAAGGACCTGTTGTAGTTTTAATTGGAAAGCGTGATACTGGTAAATCATTTTTGGTAAGAGATTTACTTTATTATCAACAGGAAATACCAATTGGAACTGTTATATCTGGAACAGAAGAAGGTAATGGATTTTATGGAAAAATGGTACCAAGATTATTTATTCACAATGAATATAATTCTGCTATTATTGAAAATATTTTAAAGCGTCAAAGGACTGTATTGAATCAAGTTAAAAAAGAAATGGAAATGTATAAAAGAACATCTATAGATCCTCGTGCATTTGTTATATTAGATGATTGTCTTTATGATAATACATGGGCACGCGATAAATTAATGCGACTTTTATTTATGAACGGACGTCACTGGAAGATCATGTTAGTCATCACAATGCAATATCCTTTAGGTATTCCTCCCACATTGAGAACCAACATAGATTACGTTTTTATTTTGAGAGAAAATTACATTGCAAATAGAAAACGAATTTATGAAAATTA